AAAACAGGCCGCGATGGCCGTGCTAGGCGATCTCGTTGATGATAATACTGTGTGGCACCTTAACCCTACCGGCAACTTTGTGGTGGGTGGTCCCGACGGTGATTCGGGCCTGACAGGCAGAAAGATCATCGTGGATACCTATGGCGGATGGGCTCCACATGGTGGTGGTGCGTTTAGTGGCAAGGATCCTACCAAAGTAGATCGCTCAGCGGCCTACATGGCTCGTTGGTTGGCCAAAAATGTTGTGGCGAATGATATGGCTGATTGGTGTCAGATACAACTAAGTTATGCCATTGGCATCAAAGAACCCACATCAATATACGTGGAGTCAAATGGACATAACAGATCAATTGAACGATTCATTAGAGAGAATGTTAACCTAACACCCAAAGGAATCATTGACAGATTTGATTTATTCAAGTATACTAACTATAGTGAAAATTGTGTTTATGGACACTTTGGTGATAAAAACGTTCCGTGGGAGAAAATAGGATGGGAATAGCAGATAAACTTAAAAGTATGTTAGGTAAGAAAGAAGAACCTAAGAAAACTAAGAAAAAACTTTCACCTAAAGAACAGGCAACTAAAGATGGTGAGCCGTGGGTAGAAGTATTAAGCATGGATATTAATCCTGACTCGCCTGATGAAGGTGCTTTTGAACTTGATTGGAACGACACATTTGTTGCTAAATTAGTTAAGGCAGGATATGCAAAAGATCCTAAAGATACAGATGCAGACATTGTTGATCGTTGGTTTAAAGCAGTCTGTAAAAATGTAGTAATGGAAGGTTGGGAACAAGATCAAGCAGATCCAGAAAAACGTGTACAAACTAAAGACCTAGGCAATGGTAGATCGGAGATTTCGTGAGATATCTATTAGTAGATACAGCAAATACATTTTTTAGAGCAAGACATTCAGCATACAGAGCGGCCGACGCAGAAGAAAAAGTAGCCTTTGCCATACACGTTACGCTTGGTAGTATCAACAAGGCTTGGAGAGATCAAGAAGCCAATCATGTTATATTTTGTTTAGAAGGACGTAGTTGGCGTAAAGACTATTATGAGCCATATAAGAAAAATAGATCAGTGGCTCGCAGTGCGTTAACTGAAACTGAAGCAGAAGAAGATCGTTTATTTTGGGAAGCCTTTGATAATCTACATGAATTTCTTAAAGACAAAACTAACTGTACAGTACTTCAACATCCTGAACTAGAAGCAGACGATCTAATAGCAGGGTGGATACAGAGTCATCCCAATGATGAACACACTATTGTTAGTTCAGACACAGACTTTTATCAATTACTAGCAAACAATGTAAAACAATACAATGGTATCTCAGATGAATTACATACCATTGATGGTATCTTTGATAAAAAAGGCGAACGTGTTATAGATAAGAAAACTAAAGAGCCTAAAATTATACCCAACCCAGAATACATCCTATTTAAGAAATGTATGCGTGGTGATCCTACCGATAATATTTTTTCAGCCTTTCCTGGTGTTAGGGAAAAAGGTAGCAAAAATAAGGTTGGACTTCAAGAAGCATTTGAAGACAAACAAAAGAAAGGTTATAATTGGAATAACCTTATGCTACAACGTTGGGTAGATCACAATGAAGTTGAGCATCGTGTATTAGATGACTATGAACGTAATCGTGTACTAGTAGATCTAACTGCTCAACCTGAAGATATAAAGGCAAAAATAGCAGAAACGATTGCCAATGGAATGACAGTCAAACAACAACAGATGATTGGGGCTCAATTTTTAAAATTCTGCGGCAAATATAATTTAGTCAAACTAAGTGAAAATGCGGCCTCAATGAGTCATTGGATGAGTGCTAGTTATCCAGATTTGGTAACAGCATGACCCCGCAAAACTTTATCAGTTTAGATCTAGAACTTAATCAGCCTAGTAATCGTATTATACAAGTTGGTGTTGCCATTGGTAATGCACAACAAAAGTCAGAAGAATATGTGGTTAAAAAATGGTATCTCAATCCAAACGAACCAATTGACAAATTTATTACAGAACTAACTGGCATCACTAACGGTAATATTTCAAGTTACTCAGTCAGTCACACCACCGTAGCAAGAGAACTAACAGAATTAATTAAAGAATATAATCCTTGGTTACAACCTGTGGTATGGGGATATGATGATGCAGGGCAACTACGTCGTGAGTTTGAACGTAACAATGTAGAATTTAAACACTTTGGTGGACGCTGGTTAGATGTAAAAACTGTGTACAATTTTCTACAGTTTAGTCAAAATGAATCACCAAATGGCAATCTTCAACAGGCCATGTCAGTACAAGGAAGTTGGTTTGATGGAGATACACACCGGGCAGACGTAGATGCTCGTAATACATTAAAGTTTTGGTTTGATTTGATGCAAAAACAGAATGACTTTATAAAAAATAACAGTTATAATAATGAATAGAGGACTGAAAGCGTCAACCCTCTCTAAATACTCTGCCGCTCATTATGTAGGAGATATTAATGGGTAAGTTTTATTCAACAAAGACATACGGTCACAACATAGGACTATCAGCATGTTTTAGGCAACCAAATGCTGATCATTCACACTGTCATTTACTACATGGCTACAGTTTACAGTTTAAGTTTACATTTGCCTGTGACCAATTAGACAATAAGAACTGGGCAGTAGACTTTGGTGGACTTAAAAAGATCAAGTATTGGTTAGAAGATCACTTTGATCATAAGACTGCCATTGATAAAAACGATCCTTACTTGGATAAGTTTATGGAACTTGAAGCACTAGATCTAGCAGAGATTGTGGTAATGGATGGCGTTGGTGCAGAGAAGTTTGCGGAACACGCATTTAACTTTGCGGACAAACTGATTAGAGAACAGTCAAACAATCGTTGTTGGGTACATTCAGTAGAGTGTGCTGAGCACGGTGCTAACTCAGCAATCTACGAGGGATAATTTAAATGAGTTTATCAGCAAAATCAATAATAAAAAATAAGTGTTGGGTAGTAGAAGAAGAAGACAGTGGTAAAAAGATTGGTACAATACTAGCCAACTCAGTTGACTTTACCTTTGTTAAAGGACGACAACGTGAACACTATGCTAGTCTAAAAAAACTTAGTGACAAGTACGATATCAAAGTTGATAAACCTAATAATAAAAAAGTTATTAAAGAAAGTTATGAGGTATATGGGTATCCCTGTGATCATAATGCAAAAAATGCTCTATGGAATGTACCTTTAAAACTTCCTGTGTTTACTAAAGGTACTAAATCTAAAAGTTTTTTCTGTGCAGGCTATTACTTGATTAAGTTTAATCTAGGTTGGGTAAAATCATATTGCCCTAAAATGATTACTGTACAGAGATATGACTACCAAGGTCCTTTTAAAACAGAACAGGAAATGAAACAAGCATTGAGTGAACAACATGGAAGATAAATTAAGTCTACATCTTAAGATGTTTAATGATAAAGTTAGACTACTTAATCAAACCAATCAAAAAACAATGATACTAAGTGCTACAGAAGCACGTAATTTACACGCAGAAGTCTTTAGTTTGTTAACTAAAATAGCAGAATTAAGTGCAGTAGACAAACAAGAATTACCAACCAGTGCTGACTTTGATGGTGGTACATTTTAGGCCTAAGATTAATTATATGCTCTTATAATTGAGATAAATAATATGTAGTTAAAGGAACATATTATTTTATGAGTAGACCTAAACCAAATGTGCTGTTAGAGCATGTAAATAAAACAACCTATAAGAGTGATCAGATCCTAGAATCAGAAGGTATCTGGGCGGTTTACTATGATAATAAACCTATCAATCTTAAGACACAGAATATTTTGGTTGCTTATCCAGGGCCTAAATATAAGAAAGTTTCGTTCAGTAATCCTGGACACGCTATTAACCTAGCCAAGAAACTTAATACATTATTTAAAGTAGACAAGTTTTCAGTGGTTCTACTTGCTAAAGGAGACCAGATTTATCCTTAAGGAGAAAATTTATGGCTGACGAACAATTATATACACTAGTTCAAAAAATTAAAGACATTGAAGCAAAAGACGATTCTGCACCTGCAGAAGCACCTCAAGCAGAAGCACCTGTTCCTGCTCCAGAGGCACCAGAAATCCCAACAGCAGAAGTTAATAATCAAGTTGGTGATATTACAGCAACAGGCGAAGGTCTGTTTAAAGAGTATGAAGCGTTTGCTCAACAAACACAACCAGACGATATTGCTCAATTAGCAGGTACTGGTAATCCAGGTTCAAGCGACACACCAGCAGAAGAATAAGATGGCTAGACGCTCAGACAGTGCTCAGGCCGTCTGGCATAAAAAGTTTCTAGAACTTGTACGTCCTAAGATTCCAGACTATGTAGGTATCCCATATGACAAATGGGATAATCCTGCTACATGGTGGCACAATCCAATAAACCACAGCAGTTTAAGATTAAGTCAACAAGGTCACAGAACTCTAATGACCACAGATATAGATCATTATAGATTTAAACTTACAGCCAAGGTACTACCAAAA